CGAGCTGTTCCTTTTGTTCCTTGAATGCCCGTTCCGCTGCTTCGCGCTTTTCTTTCAACTGGTCAGCCATCGTCATGAACTGCTGTCCGAATGTCTGTGTAGCTTCCAGATCGAACGGCTGCGCCAGCATCTGGTTGGCGACCTCTTGCGGTATGACTTTTCCGCTGACTAACAACTTGATTCTGAAGTCGCGGTCCTGCTGATTCTTCGAGGCGAGACCGGCCTGGCCGAGCATCCGCAGGTATTTTTCCTGCTGCTCCTCCTGGGCACGCTGCTGCTTGATGCGCTGCTCCTCGAGTTCCGACTGTCCCTTGAGGTATTCCGTCCCAAGCTTCGGCCCTAAATAGCCCAGCGTCTGCCCCTGCGTCAGGTCCTCGCCGGCAAGCGCCCGTCGCTGGAATTCCTGCTGGCCGGCGTTCGCCTCGCGCAGGCTCTCGAGCTTGAACTGCTCCTGCTCGATCTGCGAGCGCCTCAACTGCTGCTGCTCCATCAGGCCGCGGAGCGTCATCATCTGCCCCATCTGGTGGATCGGAGACGGGACGTCCAGGTTGATCTGGGGCGTCCGGAAGCCGAGCGCGATCGAAGGATCTATAGCCATGATTGCCTCACGGTGCGGTGGTGACGATCAAGGCGAGCACCCAGACGGCGAGCCCCGCCGCTATCAGGTTGACTCGCGATTGCGTGTTGAACGTGGCGATCGCGAATATGACGAACGCCAGAATCAGGAGAACGAGACGCAAGTTGATCATTTGTACCCTCTCGGCCAGTAGGACGGGTCCAGGGCGGGATTCTTCGGACCCGGCAGGTTCCAGAGCTGCGGTGTTGATGGATTGCCGTAACCGCCGCCCATCCAATCCTTCATCAGATCCTTCTGCTGGTAATATCCGCCGACCTGGCCGGCGGCATTCCCCACGCCCTGGAGCGCACCGCCCCACGCATTCGCCGATCCCATCGTGCCGGCGGCCCGCGCCGCCGCGCCGCCCGTCATCAGGTCGGCGATCGACCGCTGCGTCCCGAAGGCGTTCTGCGCCTGCAAGGCGGCCGCGTTCTGCATGGCGTTGCCGCCGTACTCGTTGGCCCCGACGTTCCATCCGCCGGCCGTCTGTGCCGCCCCGGTGCGTAGCGCCGCGGCCTGCTGCGCTGCCGTCATCAGGTTTCCGCCGGCCTGCCCGCTCGTCCGGACCCCCAAGTCCGTCAGGCTGCTGAAGCGGTTGAATCGGTCGCCCTGCTGCGCGCGGAATCGGTCGAAGGCCGAGCCGAACTCGCTCGAGGCGAGATTCTGCGAGAGGTTCGCCGCGGCGCGAAGGGCGCCCCCACCGAGCGCGCCACCTCGAGCCGCCGCCGACCCGGCGAGAGCTTTGTTCGCCTGGTCGATCCTGAACTGGTAGCCGGGATCCAGCGACTTCATGTCCTCGAGCGTGAAGTCCCGGTTGAGTTGCCCCCCCGGCGCCATCATCTCGCCGAGCGATTTCGCTGCCTGGCCGCCGAGCCCGAGGTACGGCTCGAGGTACTCGTTCGCCTGGCCGGCCGCCCCGGTGATTCCGGCCGCCCCCGTCTCCGCAACGCCGGTGAGGTTGGCGCCCGCGGTCCCGGCCGCGCCGAGCACATCCGCCCGCGCCTGCTCCGCGGCAGTCCCGATCTGCGGGTTGTACTGGCCCAGCGTGTCGCGGAAGCCCTGCGCCTGGCGTAGAGCTTCCTCCTGCTGGATCTGGCCGGCCTTCTTCGAGGCACGGGAGCCGAGAACACCTCCGAGTACTGAACTTCCTAAACTCACTGCAGCGGGTATGGCAACAGCAGCAGGCATGGTACAACCCCCTAAGTCGCGCTAGAATAGATAGATAAGCCGGTCATCACCCGGCAGGAGAGCCCCGCCTTGACAACCAACGGAAAGACCAACGGCAAGAACCGACTCGACCGCATTGAAGAACTGCTCAATATGGCGGCCGCCCAAACGGCAGCAACGGCTAAAGAACTGCGCCAATATGCCAAAGAGCATGATCGGGAAATGAAAGAGATGCGAGTAGAGCACCGCCGCCATCGCGCAGAACACGTGCGCGACATGAAAGAGATCCGGTCACTGTTCAAGGACATGATCAAGCGCATAGCGGTCTGACGACCTTCGTTGGCGCATCTCCGCGCCAGCGGCGCGTTCTCCGGGTGATGCCGGGGCATGGGCGGCTACGTCAAGGCCGCCCGCAACAATCGCACCTGACCCCGTTTCCGCCTCACGGCGGGCCAGTGTTTCCGCCTGTATTTCCGGCGGGCTGATGCCTAGGCACACCTGATCCCAGAGCTGCCCGTCCTTGAGATAGCTCGCCGAGTTGATGCCGAACGAATGCATCCCCGCATTGATGGCGAAATGCAGAGCCAGGCGGTTCGTCGCCGGTATGTTCGTGACGATCCGGCGGCAGGGCGTGTGCTCCCACACCCACGCCGGCAGGAGCCGCGCCGCCTCGAGTCCCACGTCGCCCCAGGCTCGCGGCAGCACGCAGGTATGGACTTCCCAACAGACGGCGTTCTGCGGGTGGAATACCCAGAGGCCGAGCAGCTCGCCCGCGTCCCGCGCCAGCACGTACCAGATGTGCTCGCCCTCAGGCGCCCGGTAATCCGAGGCCGCGGGCGATCCGTCGTCTGAGATGTGCGGCCAGATGCGCGGGTGTGTCATCACCGTTCTCACCAGGGCGTAGTTGTGCGTGCGCTCGAATGTGATCAATACCATTCGGTCCATCGGGTCACAGTGGCCGAACCGGTCGTAAAAACTGTGTAATAGTAAGTTGGCAATACCCAAAAGCACACACTCTGCTGCGCGGTAGAGGCTCCGACGTTGTACGCTTGCGCCACTCCGGTTATTGGACTGCTCGCCGAATCGCATAAGACATCAACGAGCACTCCCGCCCCTAGCGCGGACGTGACGGTCACCATCATCGGCTTGCCCGTCATATTCCGGTACACCCCGTTAATCGCCCGCGATCCGGTGACGACTTGCTGCGTTGTGACGCCGCCGCTGGCGATGCCCGTCAACAGCGAGCCATCGCCTCGAAACGCCGTAGCGCGGCACGTCCCGTTTACGTCGAGTTTGAACACCGGCGCCATGCCGATACCGACGTTGCCCGCCTGTTCCACCTGGACGCGGCCCGAGCCGAACCGATCCGAAACGTGGAGCGTGCCGGCGACATCGCAACCGAGCCACGTGACCAACCCGCCCACAGAATTGGCGAGGCCAACCGCGTAGAGTTCAGACGCTGCGTTGAAGACTCCCCGGCCACCATCGACTTGGAGCTTTTGGCCAGGACTCGCCGTCCCGATTCCGACATTGCCGTTCACGGTCGCGATCGTTAACGCCCGCGCTCTAACGCCACCCCCATCTGTATAGTCGAAACCGTAGCCAGAAAAACTCGTCTGACTGCCATACAGAATGAGGTAGCCAGAAGCCCCGTGACGCTCAATCTGATAGTAATTCGCCGCGTTGTTAGCTTCATCCGTCGCAAAGCGGATCGCGCCGCCAACGACATTGAGCTTGTCGAGAGGATTCCCCGTCCCGACGCCGACGTTACCGCCGAGCGGTTGCAGGGCAAGTGGAAATGCGCTCCCTCCGCCGTATACCTGAATCCAATGCGCGTTCGGAGACGTATTGTAACGGCCCACGTCGAGGTAGGTTGCGCTGACTTGAGCCCGCAGATTGGCAACGGCAACATTGGCGGTCAGGCTTGGATTGCCGCCCACCTCAACGATGTGCGTGCGGGCAGTGGGGGTTAATATTCCAACGCCGACGTACTTGCCGTTATTCGGATTCAATAACAGCGGGTCGCCGTGCACGCCGAATGAGCGGAATGTCGCCGTCGCGCGGTCGTAGGCAAAGATGTGTCCGGCGTTGGAAGCGTAATAAATTTCGACGCCGCTGCCCGAAGTCGGAGCCGTTCCTAAGCCCTGCACGCGAACCAAGCCCGTGTTGGAAAGTTGATACCCCGCCGCGTCGATGTTGCTCGTCCACGGTGTCTGCGAGAGGGCGCTATCGATAATGACATTGCCCAGGTGGTGGCCACCGCCGTCCACGTCGCCACCCCAATGCTCGATGTCGCCGCGTATCTTGTTCAGGTCCGACCCTGAAACGACCTCGCCATCGTTCCAGTCGTTGGGGAACGTCCAGGACATTGGTCTACCTCCCCCGCGGGTCGCGCTTCGTCAGCGTGGAGAAGTCGTCGGAGATCGCCCCATCTTCCCAAGCACGCGACTGCACTAGCATCGCGATGGCGCCGTGCCTTTGTGCGCTGGCGCCGATCAGTTCCTTTCGCGCCAAGTCCAGTTGCTCCTGGAGATCGTAGACGCGGGCCTTGACAGACGCCTCGTAGCTGATGGCTTGCGCCGCCAGCTTCCGCTCCTGGGGATTCAACTGGTAGACGGTTTCGAGCGAACCCGCGCTCTCCAGCGGCGGCCGCCCATTTACTTTCACGTTCTTCTGGGCGATGTCGACCGCTTCATTCATGCCGTGTTCTCCTGCGTATTGCCCTCGCCCGACGCCTCGGGCACTGGGCCGATAATCTGTTGCATCGCGCTGGCGCGCTCCCCGACCCCGGTAAAGCTGACACCGCCGAATGGCAGCGGACGCATCACGCCATTGATCTTGGCGCGGGCCTTCACCAAGTGAAACACCTCGTTCCAGAATGTCTCCTGGTTGTCGTCAAAGATGGCCTGGAAGATGTCGGTCGCTAACTGGGTATCCTCTTCGACGCCGCCACCGTCAAGAAGGTACGCCTTGAATTGCGCCCACTGGTCAGCGTCGAGCCTGTACGCCTTCATCGGGTGGTCTTTGGCCAGCTCCTCCTCGCGGGCCTTGGAGAGCCGTTGCTGCGCCAGGAGTGCGCGGGCTTCGTAGGGGTTCAGGTTGGCAAGCAGGGCCGCAGCTTCCTCGTATGGTGTGCTCATATCAGTTGCAGATCATGCCGTTCTTCACGGGCTTATTCGCGCTATAGGCCGCTTGCACGGTGCCGGTGTAGGAGGTAGAGAATACGCCGCCGATAATCTGGAACACCGACAGGCCGCTGTCTCCCATCTGGATGACGTAGGCGTGCTGGCCTGCGCCCGAGCTATCCGTCGTCGCCACGCTGAACTGCGCCGTCCTGCCGCCGCCCCGTATGAGTTTCAAGTCGTTGTTCAGAGAGCCAAGGTTGAGTCTTCCGAAATTGCCCTCCATTTGCATGTAAGTCTGCCCGTAGACTGCCGAGTACGCCGCTCCGGTGGCGCGAAAGACGCCGGTCATCCCACTGCCGTCATTGCCGCTGATCACTTCCGCTAAGTCCGTGCCGCTCAACTGGCTCAGAACGGGTTGCATGACGACATCGTCCACGTCCCAATAGCCGGGTTCGGAGGAGTTGGTCGCAAGCCTCACGATCCCAAACGCGGCGCCAGCCGGGACGATCACGTACCCGGTGATCGCCTTGGCTGACCACGCGGAAAGAAACCCGCTCGCTGTGCCGACCGTGGTGGTGGAGATGAACCCTGAACTGGCGTTGAGCCAATCGACGTACAAGTTCACATTGTGGTTGGTCGAATGATT